AGACTTTCTTCGCTCATTCCCCCACCATTACCACCATTTCCGTTGCCACCATTACCATTACCATTACCATTACCATTACCATTTCCGTTGCCGTTACCATTTTTTGGTTCGTCAACAGTGTGACCATTTTCTTTACGGAGCATTCCAGCACGACCTACAACCTTAAATCCTTTTGGGATTGGTTTACACTTTTTGTCAGTGTAACAGTAATATTGTCCCGCAGGGCAGCGTCCGTTCTTAGCCATCAAAAGAGTAATTACTCCTTATTATTTATCAACCATCAAGTGCTACAGTGAGACCCAAAGTCATACCTGGCAGTTCAGTCCAACTAGTGCCATTATAAAAATTAATTTTTTGAGTGGTTGTGTTGTAAATCATCGCACCTTCATTAAAAGTTGCTGCATCTCTTGCTGAGGTTGTGTATTGTGGCATATAGAATGCGGTTCCAACCGTTGCAATACCAGTTACATCTAAATTTCCACTTAAAGTTAAATTAGTACCAGCACAGTTTTCTGCAAGTTCAGATGGAGCTCCAGATAATGCTGTGCTAGCGATACCAACCCACTTTGATGTAGATGAGTTGTAAATTAATAGTTGATTATCAACCCCAGTAAAAGTAACATCATCAAGATCCTTGATGAATCCTGCACCACCACCACCGATTGATGATAGTTGATATTGAACTCTCTCTACAAATATCTTATAGTGTTTTTGAAGTTGATCAAGAGTTACAAAATCTTGATTAAGTGGAGTAAGGGGATCTGGATTATCAGTCTCTGGTGGATCCTCTCCAAGAGGAACATTATTCTCTGCAAGTAACTGCTGTTCTTCTTTTAATTGTTTTTGAGATGACTTAATCTCTTCTACAATTTTGTAAAGTCCTTTAATATCAGACTTTACATAATCGATATCTTTATCATAATACTTGACTTCTGGAAGTCCTGAGATTTCTTCTCTTAGCTCAGTAAAATACTTTAGAAGTAACTCATCAGTCTTGGTGCTGGTGTAGTTAATCTCCTTAAGTTCTTTGTTGATGTTCTGCTTGAGAGTGTTGTACTCTCCAAGAAGTTGTTTCTTTAGTTTGCGATCATCATCTTTGAACTCTTTATGATACTCCCACATTTTGAGAGATGATGATCTAAGTTCCTTCCAGATCTTGTCTTTCTCTTCATCAATACGAGTATCTACTTTTTCACTTAGATTAGAGATATCATTCTCAATCTTGATCGTGCTGTTGAAATGCTTTGTTTCGACATCCTCAGAGAGTTGTTCAAGATCAAATTGAACTTTTCCTCTCAGTCCTTCAATAGTGTCGTTGACCTTTACAAAATCATCATCAATAACACTAAAGGTTTTACCAATCCACGAGAAGTCTGGAACTTCATTTATTTCATTAACCCACTTAGGGAACTGTGGAATCGATGCTTTTACTGTATCAATAGCTTCGCAGATTGCTGCAATTTCTGCATCATAATATTTGACCTCTGGTAAGTTTGTTACCTCAGTTTGGAGTATATCAATCCTATCTTCAATGGCATCAACTTGCTCATCATAATACTTAACTTCGGGTAGACCTTTGATCTGTTCTCTTACAAGATCTACCTGATCACATATTGCTTCTACTTCTCTGTCATAATATCTGACTTCAGGAAGATTGCTGATCTGCTCTGCAAGTTCCTCAAGTTCTTTATCATAATACTTAATCTCTGGGATATCAGGAATCTCTTCTCTGACATCATTGATTAAACGAATTAATTCTGGAAATGGTGGGACAATATCTTTTACTTCCGCAAACGTGTTTCCGTCAGCATCTTCTATAGTTACAGTTTCTTCGCTTATTTTCTCTTCTTTTTCCTCTTCAATGAAATCTTCTACAGAAGGGAGTTCCTCTGCGTTCTCTTCTGTAATATAATCTTCTATTGACGGTAGACTTTTGTCTCCATCGAAATCCTCATATGAGGGCAAATCCTTAGACATTTTATTAGTACTTAATACTTCGGGATTTCTCTCCCTTCCCCTTTATTTAGGATCCTCCTTAAGTCCATCCTTTAACATCTTTGCCAAATCTGCTGTTGAACCAACGAATAGTGCGTTATTAACGGTAGATGGTCCTTTGACCTTTTCCTCTGCTTCTACGTCTTTTAATTTCTTTTGAAGGTCAAGCAACTTATCTGTCGCATCAGCAACGTTCTTGATCAACTGACCTGCAACTTCATATGCTCTTGGCATCTCACTTTCTTGGGCTAGTTCAAGAACACCATTCAACGCTTCTTGTCCTTTCTCAATAATGGAATAAAGATTACCTCTTGTATATTCGTAATCTTTTTTGATGTCATCAACACCTTCTTTGACCTTTTCAATTTTACGTTCGATTACTTCTGGTTGAACGACATCATCCGAGGTATTAAAGGTCTCGTCGAGGTCGTTGAATTTTTTTGTCATAGTCATCAGAAGGTCCCGTCAAATCCGAAATCATCACCCTCTTCGATAAGAGCATTATCAGCAGCAGTTATCTTACCGATCTCTGCACCTCTGACATGTGCAACTGCCGTGGTGTTATCTTCACCACGTCTTACATTAAGTTTATTACCAGTTATCGACTTGATGTATAGTTCTTCGTCACCGATAGCGATGTAAGAATCAGCGGTGAGTGTGCTGGCATCTTCAACTTCAATGTAAGTAACTTTTGCAGTGATGTCATCTGTGAGAGTGGTTGCAACATCTCCAGTGTAATTTTTGATTGCTCTGGGAGTAACAGAATAAGAGTATTCTCTTGTTGTATTTGCGGTGTCTGTTCCAGTAAGATAACTGATAGTTGCCTTTTTGATGATATCTTTGGTGACCTTGGTTGCTGGACCAAACAGATATGTTTTTGCGGTAAATCTTAGGGTATAAAGGAGAACTCTTCTTGAGGTATAGTCTCCCTCATATTCGTCGGACATTGTGATGTTTTCTAACACTACTGGAATATCTCTTTTCTCTTGAATTGATTCAACCAGTTCCACTGTCAAGTTATATGCTGGTTGAAAAAATGGAAGGATTTGTTCTACGATTTGGAGAGCATCATCATTTAATTTGGTCATTATACTCAACTCAAACGCCATATTGTAGGGAACCGGCATATATGATTTTTTTACGTCTGTCGCACTATCAGGATCCTTGACAGTGAAAGTTTGAGTTGTTGTTACTTTTCTAGATGAATCATATGTGAGTCCAGTGAACTCAAAAGACATCCTTGGCAGTGTGATTGCAAATGGTTTATTTAGATCAGGAGACTGCTCCAGTCTTGCAAGGAACTTTTGTGTAGGACCATACGCCAGAGGGACTTTTACAACACTAAAGACATCATCACTAGAATCAGTTTTTTTGATGGAGATGTCATTGAAAAGTGTACCAAATGATATAATGGTCCTCCTCAAAATTTCGTTGTAAAAATATTCAAACATGGTTTAGTCCTACAAATCCTTACACAATTGTGTGTTTTTATTTAGGGAATACCGAATGGATTCTGCTCTGAGAAGTCAAGAATAGAATCTGCCTCTGTTTCTATGTTAATATTGTCAGCAAATCCATCATCAACAGGTTGAACATCTACCACTCTGAGAGCGTAAGAAGCACCAGAGGTAGATCCTACTATATTTTCTCCAGATGTAAATTCTCCATCAACACTACCAAGTTCAAGAACGTTCGTAGTTGAGTTCCAAGTTCTAACTCTACCAGTTGTTCCACTAGTAGAACCTGTGACTATTTCGTTGAAGGAGAAGGTTCCTGACCCAGAACTTTCTGGTGAAGCGATAGTGATAGTAGGAGCAACGGTATAACCAAGACCAGCGTTAGTGATATGAATTGCTGAGATAGTACCCGCAGCACTGACTATCGCAGTTGCAGCAGCAGATACCGTAGACACTCCTGTAAATGTGATTGTAGGATTTTCTGTATATCCTCCGCCGCCAGCAGTAACAGTGATGATACCGACAACACCATCACCGATAGTTGTAGTTGCAGCAGCACCAACACCATTAGTTCCACCACCACTAAACGAAACGGAAGGAGCTACAGTATATCCTGCACCAGACTTGACAACGTTAACTGCTTGTACAGATCTGTCTTTAGGATTAACATTGAAATTACATACATTTATTCCACCGATCATAGTGGCAATACCAACAGCGGTGATTCCACCTGAGGGAGCAGAAGACACGCCTACTGTGGGAATACTACTATATCCACCACCCCTATTAGTAATAGTGAAGAATCTTACACCTCCGTTAAATATTGCTGCTGTTGCAGTAGCAGTAGAAGCAGCTCCGACTAGTGAGAGAGTTTGAGTTGGTCCCTGAATAGTGTTGATACCGTCATCGGTAAGACCATCATAGTCTTCACCAATCAAATTATTGTCAATATCTTCAATACCGGTTGCAATAACCTCATCCTCCAATCTGAATAGTTCACAATACAATTCATAAACATAGAGGTTCTGTAACTGATAATATGGTTTGGCGTATTCTACATCTTTGATTTCGTAGATTCTATCGTCAAGAGGGAACCATATAAGATCTCCACCTTTAGGTCTAGTTGATAGTTTAACGTTCGATTGATCCTCAATCAACGGAGTAATATAGTTTTCAAATCTTTCTCTTGAGATAATCAGTCTAACTTCATCCTGAGACTGAACCCCGAACTTAGAAAGAATATTACCAGCACCAGAGTATTCGTCGTAGTTATCAATATACGCTTCTAAAGGAAGTGCAATGTCAAACTTAGACTGCACAACTTCTCTGATAACTGTATTCTCTGTTAGATACTTTCGGGGTAGATAAAAGATATCTACTCCATACATTCTAAGTTGTTCATTAATTAAATCTTGGACAAGATTTTGCTCACCAGTAGTACCTTGAGTAAAAAATGGATTAAGCATGATCTTATCCTATCATATCTAAAGGTGGCAGTTCGTATGTATTAGACATCTGCTCCTTGATCTTATCTAATTCTTTTTCTGCATCATCATAAATCTGTCTTCCATTTAATTCAATACCACCAGGAAGTTTGACACCCTGGAATTTAATAAGATTTTGACCCCACTGCCTCTTTATCAGTGCAGTAAGATATCTCTTTAAGAACGAGTCATTGTAAACTCTGGTAAAATCATTTGGATCAATAAGACGATAACAATCAATAATTAGATAATCATCAACATTAACCGATCCCCAATCAATATCCAGATAGAGTCTATCTTGTCTCATGTTAAATCTGATTTGCTTCTCAGTATTCAAAGCAAAATCAATATCCTCCAAATATCTCTTCGTCATCGTATAGGTCAATAATTCAGTTGATCCCCAGTAATAAATGTCATTAAGGAATAACTGATATTTAACACTGAACATGTTATTTGTTACAGTGTTAGCTCCATCAAATCTAAAAATCTTACTTATTCCAATAACCTCTGGTGGAACTTGTAGGTAATTACTATTCTCTTCAAAGTTAAAGGAAACACTTGATCCATCAATCGTAGCAGTTGCAGTCGTGGTTACGATTCCTGCAGTGCTACTTCCTCCTCTTGCCCTGCCTCTATCTATATCTGCTTGCGTTATCTTATACTTTAAAAAAGTCTGAATACTTCCGTCATAATCACGCTCATGGAATAACTGAAGGGCATCATCAACTAAGTCATCAATCTGCTCATCGGCAACATTAATTTCCAGCACCGGAGCACCCAGTTGCCTTTTGCAATAGTTAATTAAATCCGTTCTACTTGCTGGTTTCGCCATTTATTCCACAAGTTTCCTAAGTGTATTTAGGGTGCTGACGATACTGGGTTATAAACGTATATGTTGCCATTAGCGAGAGTATAGAAAGTTCCGCCTGCAGATACAATAACATCATATACATATCTACCTTCATTCAAAGATCTAGTAGAGGTAGATCCAAGAGAAAGTTTCATTTTTCCATCATAAGCACTTGTAAAACCAACGGTGAAAGACGTTGTAATTCCTAAAGTTGCTCCAACAGCAACACTTTTAGACATTGCTGCTGATCCAGTATATCCAGTTAGATCAAACGCAGCGTTCGCTGTTGTAAAAACATTGAGGTTTGCATTAAAATCAGATCCACCTTGAATAGTCAGGTTTACTCCGTAAGGAACTCCGGAGTCTGGATCGAAAGTAATATTTTTAGATGGCATCTGGAAGTCCTATTACCGACATAGTTTCTTGCTGCTTATAATAAAGTTTGCAAAAAGATTTTGCAATATTCTTAAGCATATCGCGATCATTACAATTATCTATATTACTTGCGATCTGTTGATATGCAAAACTCTTTGATAAGTTATTAAGTTCAATTTGATCGGGATCCATTTAGTAACTCCTTGAGTAACAATTTGATTTCATTTAGTTCACCTTTCACGTTAGCAAGATCTTTCTCTACTGTCTGTAATTTCTGATTCTTTTCAGATTTAACATTTTTGGTAGAGAGGTACTGAGTGTAATCAAGACCATTCACGTTGACAATTGCATTGGTTTTAGGATCTCTTGCAAGATCCTTATTACCTTCTAATTCATAAAAATCCATATCAAGCTAATGCAATTACCCTCAAATCTTTGACTCTGGGAACAAAGCACTGAGTATTAGATATAAGATTTAACTTAATTCTATAAGTTTTAAATGGGGGTAGTTCATCAATAGAGAAAGTATATTCTCTATAGTCAATCAGAGCAGATTCCTGCGTCAAAGTATTAGATTTAACGATACGTGTATCAGATTCTCCATTATTATTTTGTGCAGAAATAACTTCACCTTTAGTATTAAGGTTGGTGTAACCTGGGAATGGTGAGAAAGTAGGTTCAAGTCCAGGTTCATTAGATATTGCGTAGAATGCTCTAATGTCTGCTTCAAGATTTATGTGAGCAGCAAGAATGATCTTGAGAGAAGATGCAGAATTTTCAAGGACAATTTCCTTAGAAATATACTGACACGCTGTAGGATCTTCGTCAATACTGTCCACTCTAGAGTCAGTCGCATAATTCGTAATCACATCGTTTACTCTGTTAGATGTAAGAACAGCACTTACTCTCTGAGTATCAATTACAGGACTTACTCTCGTATCAACTGTGTTTAGGAACAATCTCATGTTCATTGACTTAGATCCTGGAACTGTGGAAAGATTAGCATCTTCATTAATCTTGGATGCAATCATTCTTGGAGTGTCAAAGTAATTCTTCTGGTTAATAACAATATCCTCAAATCCAGCATTGATATATGGTACTTCAATTCCACTGAAACTTCTAGATGTTGTTGTTCTAACTTCTGCGTTAATACTAGTTCCAGGAACGGTCATGTTATGAACATTAGGCGTCATCAGTTCAAATGGCATGTTCTGAGTCGCTCTAACCTTAGTTCCACCAGTGGACTTGGTTTGACCTAAATGAAGTTGAGGGAATCCAACATCGGTGTTTCTAGCGGTTCCTGTAGTTGCACTCATATCGAGTTTAACTTTATAAGAATCAAACGTAAATGGATCAGACTCAGTTACATCACTAAGAGAGTGTGTTCTGTTAATACGATTGAGACTTACTCCACCCATTTCATATTTAAATACAGGAGTTCCTGCTGGATATGTTTTAGGATTAGGTCCTCTGACAATATTTCCACCAATAGTATTTCCAGTTACATCGGTATATTCAATAATTTCATCACCAATAAGCAATAAACCAACATTAGTAGTTCCAACTCCAACATTCTCAAAAGTGGCGAATGTCGCCCCAAGACCAACAGTAATACCACTTGTGGAATCTGCTGGATATGCCGCAGTAAGAGTGGTTGGTTTGATGTCTGATTTTACTTCAGAAAGTATTACACTATTATTGGTGAAATACATACCATGGTTTTGATGACTAATATTCATATGCAGACCATCGTTTATTGTGATGATGGATGCAATTTCAACATCTCCCCCTGGAGCACCTGGAAGATCATTATTTAAAGTTTGAGCAACTCCAACACTGTTGAAATAGTTCATTGACTTACCACCACCAACAACAAAGTTGCCCTGAACATTATCAAGGATTAGTTCGTTTGTATGTCCAATTCCAGTAACAGTAAGTTTGGCATCTCTGCCGATTGTAGCAATACCGATGGTAGAGATTCCAAGAACATCACCAACAACATAACCAGAACCACCACTAGAGATAGTTGCACCAGAGGCAACAATACTGCCGTTAGCTACGCTGATGTCTGCAGTTGCACCCCTACCACTACCCGTGATCGTTACGAGATTGACACCAGTGAACGTATGAGAACCATCTGCAGGTGTATAACCAAGACCAGCATTAGATACTGTCAGAGTTCCTGTTACAGAACCAGCAGTGCCTACGAGATCTCCTGTAGCGTTTGTACCGTCTTGGAAGAAGGTATTGCCAATTTCATATCCATCATCAGCAACGGTGGTTCCAAGACCAACTCTAATCTTCTTAGATGCAATAGAAATAGGATCTGGAAGCAACTTGGCAATTTGAGCATTACCCTGCGTGAGTTCGGGACTATAGAATTCAATACTTCCACTTTCAACGAAGTCTGCTCTATACAGAGTAAACTTAAGGTCTTCCCACTGACTTGGTTCCCAAGTGGTATTGTTTTGCGATTTAAAAAGAGAACCAAGGTAAGGTTGGTTAGAAATAAACGTATCTGTTAAAAGATCATTTTCACCAATTCTGGAGATGTAAACTGTATATTGAGTAGAGTTAGATGCTAAACAAATCGCATATTCTTTACCGCCTTCAACGTAAACTGGCGATTTAAATTGAATATTTGTGGCTACGGACCCGTCTGATGATGTAGTAATGTCAGATGGATCTAAAACAATCTCAGAACCAGGAAGAACCTTAGTTGTTGGAAGACCATTTTCCATGGATCTCAGTTGGAATACAACTGGACTATCTCCATCATCAACCGTTCTGAAGAACACATCACAACTGGTAAGGAAACAACCTGTCTCATCTTCAACTAAGAAGGACTGTGCAAGAGGGTCATACCAAGTGATAATAGTTTGAGTTCTTTGAGTTTCGCTTAGAACATTGCTGTTAACAAGTTCAGTGCCAAGAGTTTGCTCGACATTTCTTTCTTGGAATTCTCTCTTCTGTTCCACTCTTGCATTTCTGATAGAAAGAATGTTTTCCTGAAGAACTTCCAAAGTTCCTGAAGATGTAAAGTTTTCTTCAACAATTGTAGATGCAAGGTCTTGATTATTATCTTCATCATTTACAAGTGTAAATGTCTTGGTTCCTGTCTCAAATTTGGGGAAGTTGACATTATTGGGGTCAGGGACAAAATAACTTCCAATGATAGTAGAAGACAGATCAGAGATAAGTCTTACATCATCCAAAGTTGCCTGCGCTCCACTTGTCTTTCCAACAAAAGTCATTCCAGTTTGAACAAATCCAAAGAAGTCTCCTTGTGCTTGTTCAGAAAGAGAAAGAGTATCAACGTTCAGAATATTTGAAGTTGAAGAATATGCATTAGAGAGAGGGCGATTGGTATAAGGGTTCTCGCGGAAAGTTTTAGTTGGGCTGTTGTAAGCACCTTCTCTATGATTAATTTGAGCAACTCTAAAAGTAATCTTAGGAGAGGTCTCATTAGACTCTTCAGCGAGACCAGTTCTAATCATTCTACCTTCTACGGTTTCTCCAACCTGGAAGGTTCCGCTAGTCATGGAGATTTCAAGAAGTTTAGGAACACAATACTTTGTGACATCCACACCATCGAAGAATGCATACAACCTTGTGAGTGGTTTCATCTTTCTAGCAACGAATTCAATGTTCCTAGATCTCATCGTCGCAATCAAATCTCTACTGACAGTTCTATCACCAAGGGAATTAGTATCAAACTCTTCAGTAATAATAGTTCTAGTTCCATTTCTAGACTGAACACCAGATTGAACTCGATTTATAAATGTTTCTTCAACCACTAGATCAGTTACAGTTCTAGTTTCTCTTCTTTGTCTTGCTCTACCACCAGGACCTTGACGATGAATAGTGTCTGGACCATTTTGAACAACTCTAGGTCTAGTAACCTCCACGTCTGTAATTCCACCCCAATTGGTTTCCCAAGAATCCCAAAGGATAGGACCAAACCCAGTTTGAGGATCAACTTCACCATTTGCAACCATGGTATCGAAGGTCTCAGTATAATTACCTTCTTGCTGAATAATCTTCGCTTCTAAACGTGTAGTATCAACCCAATTATCGGTAGCTGGAGTCAACTCCATAGTACCATTCCAGAAACTAATCAAGAAAGGAGTAACACTTTCAGTTCTAGTTGCAAACGCTTGTGTAATATATTCAACTTCAGCATAATCTAGAGTTACAATGTCATCACCTTTTCTTACATTATTACCTTCGATAGGTGCAACACTAGAATCTAAAGTTGTGTCTCTGTCAACAACAGGACCAAGAATCATATCAACCGAATTAGTGTAATGTCTCGGTCTTAGTTCACCAAATTTTCTATCAATTGAATTTTTGATATCAACACTATCTTCTTGAGTTTGGAATCCAGAGAAGTTATCAACAAAGAAACCAGACTTAAATCTATTTAAACCTTCAGTGTCAGGAATAAAAAGATTAGCAGTTTCTTTTTCTAGCAATGAGAGAGTTGTATAGTACTCAAGACTCTTGATTCTATCTTCAAGTTTCTTGATGTCTTGCATACGGTATCTCTTATGTTGACTAAATGATAATTTTACATCAGATGTATTAAAGAGATATGGTGGTAGTTCATACGTACAAACTTCAATTGCATCATCTACAGGGTTAGGTCTGACAGGATTTTCAGAGGGAGTTCCATACACGACCTGAAATCTTCCGTCCTTAGTCAGGAACAATCTGTCAATTCTACCTAAGTAATAGTCAACGTCAGCGATTATGGATTCGTCAGATGCTAAAATGTGATTTACTGATTGACCAGCAGCATCAAATGCTCTACCAGCAAACTCAAGTGGAGATCTAGCACCCTCAGTCACAGTGTATTCGGAGACTCTTGGTCTTAAATCAATAATATCAGTGTTTCTATAATTATTGACCGTCTTGATTTCTGTAGAGTAATTAAAATTCTTATAAGATTCTACAGTGACAATATCGCCGTTATCAGTTGAGTTAAAAGACGCAGATGTAAAATAGATCTTTAACTGTTTTGTAGGAGCGTCATTTTTATTTTTTCTTCTTATACTTCCATAAGTATAGAGTGTATCCTCTTGCCCTGTTCTAAATGTGTAATTTGAAGATACGTTAAAACTCGGTGTTGTTAAAACAGACACTCTAGCAGTAATATCAGATTCAGCAAAATCAAGAGTTTCACCTTCAATGAATACGGATTCATTTTTATAGATGTAAGATATAGTGGACGAATCTACAATCTCAGCGACAATTGCTACAGCACCACTAGTTTGACCTGTGATCCTTTCTCCGATCAATATATCTGAGGTGGTTGTAGATGGACTGATGATATTAAGTAAGGATACCTTAGGAGCAGTAGCAGTTGAGGTATCTGAGGACTCAAAGATTCCTTGAATGGAGATAATATCAGGAGAGTTCAAAGAGATTACTTCATCTTCAACTCTAGTTCCATATGGATAGTTTCCATAGGTTAGTCCATTATTAAGTGTAGTTGTTCCAATACCAGATCCTTGAAGTCTAGATTTATCAACGATAATAGACTTTACTCTATTTTTAATCTTAACTTTTGAAGTTGCATTTAATTTTCTCAAAGTAGCGTGCAAAGTTGCGCCAGTATTATCAGTTCCAAGATTTCTAATCTGAAGAGACTTAGCATCTGCGGAGATTTCAAATCTATCGGCAGTCAGTTCCTCTGTAACACCGTCAGATCTGATAAGAGTATATCTTTCATCATCAAAGGGTAAGAATGTTTCATTAGCACCTGCAGCTGCAGCAACAGAAAGTTGATTGCTAGCAATATCTACACTGAAAGTCCTTCTAATGGTGAAGGTTGTCTCAGAGAGATCAAACGCAGCTACGTTTGGTTTTGGTAATGGTGTGAATAAAGTACTATCCGAGGATGGAGCAAGTTCAGTAGTCAGAACTTCTAAGTCAGTTACACTCAGAGTAGACGCTGGTAAAAATCCGCTTGCAATACCAGAGACAGTGGCAACACCTTCAATAGTAACATTGGAAGTTCCTACATCAGTAACTCTAGCAATAATAGGATCTTCTGTAAGTCCTGCTGTTGTATCGGTATATCTAATTAAATCGTTTTCTCTGACAACAGTTCCAGGAAATAGATTATTGCCAGTGGTGATTGTGCTTACTCCACTAGATTTAGGACTGATGGTGGCGATACCAACAGTAAATTTACTAGATTGCAGAACGTTAGCACTAAAAGTATTAACACCAGTAATACCGTCTGCTAAATCTAAAGTATTTGATGATGCAAAAACAGATTTTACATTAGAAATTTTATTTTCTGTTATTGCAATGGCAATTCTTCCATTTTCAAGTCCATTAAAGGAAAGTTTTTCATTTACTACGAAAGTTCCTTTACTATTATATACAGTAACAGCGGTTCCTGCGCTCACTGGATGTCTTATAAACCCTGTTGCACCACTAGAATTACCCTTAACGAAAGTGGGAACAGTTAAAGTATGCGACTGGTTTAAAGCAATCTCAGTAGTGGTCTGTACATCATAAAGGGCAATATCCCACTGGTTTGTATTTGCGTTTGAGGCGCTATAAGTCCCTGACTCCAATCTAAAGTCATAAACTCTTGCAAGACCAATTTCTTTTCCAGGAGCAGTCTCAGAATTGACACCAACTCTTTGATCTCGTAAACTTACAACAAAAGTATTGCCAACTCCAACTGTAGGTGCTCTGTAGACACTATTAATCTTTAAAGTAGGTCCAGTGTTGTAATTGAAAACTTGATTTTCAATTGTTTTTGTAGTTCTTGGTTTATCTACATCAACATAAGTCGTGTTTAAAGTTTCACATTCATATCCCTTGACGTATGCCTTTCCAGGAGAAACTCTGAGTAAAGCAAGATTATCGGTAGGAGTTTGTCCCCCAGGAGTAAATTGTCCTTCGTTAAAAACGCCGTTATTGCCAGTCTGATTGTTTAACGAATCAACTAAAGCAACGTCAAATGGTCTTACATAATAATGTCCAGATTCGTCAAAAGTTCTTCTTGCAAGAGTATCTGTAAAGTCTTTGCTATGATATCTTCCACGTCCAGTGGAAAGAGAATCAGTTTGAATAACACCGTTAATTACGGTTGCAAGTAAAATGAAATTATCATCAGCAAAATCATCTAAAGGTTTTTTAAATAAACTTATACTGATCTGAAGTCTATCAGCACCAGGGGCAGCGTAGTTGCTAAATCCTTGAGAATTATCGTTTAACGTTTCATCTAAATCTGCTGTAACAACCTCTTCGTCAACAAAGAAACCAATTCTGTAACTAGGAGTATTGCTATATTGATCAAGAATTAAAGTTTCTCTACTTACGTTTATAAAATTGCCTCTAATGAAGTAAACGCCATTATCCACAGAAAACGCTGATCCAGTTGCAGCAGCATTGGTTGCAATCGTACTAGCAAAAGCAGAACCAACTGGAATGTTTGTATTGCCTAGTAATCCAGAAATAATTACTTCGTTGCAGGTTAAAGTCTCAGCATCGAAGAATGTTTGTGTTTGATTATTTGTTGTGCTTGATCCAAGATAGTTGATATAAAGAGTTATATTGCCATTTTCAGAATCTTCTGGCAAAACGACACTATCGACAACAGCAGTTACACCAGATCTCTCACCCGTAATCGTTGTTCCGATTAATTGATCAACATAAGCAGCTACAGGGACCCCCTGAAAGTTATTATCCAACTGAATTGCATAATAAAGTCTAGTGTAAGAAGTATTTCCAGGAATAACTTTTGCGCCCTCTCTAAAAAAGTGCTGACCAAACTTTTCAATCTGATTTTGAAGTATAGACTGAAGGGATGTTAATTCCCTTGCCTGAACAGGATAACCAGGTTTGAATAATACCTTATGATAGTCGTTAGCGGGATCAAAGTCGTCAAAGTAAGGCGCTACGTTAAGATTCGTCTGCTGTGGCATAATTCTTTAGAACTGCAAAATAACTTTTATGTCTTCCTTTTGGTTCGACGATCTGGTGATAGATGGTCTATTATCAACGTAGATAATATTTCCAGAGTGTTTTTTCACCTCAGGATTGGCAATACCACTCGTGAAACTCTGACCAAGATAGTATGTACGATTATTTATTACGGTTGAGATACCGGAGAAGTTAGTATCGATACCTAAATTAGATCCTGTAGAAGGGGTAATTGTTAAACTTCCACCTGACCCAGGTGAAGAGGTAAATTCTGTCAGATCAAATCCATAAGTCGGTTGAGTTTGTGCTGTCCCTACAGTGTTGAATCCAGCAAGACTTCTATCTTGCCAGAACTTAAGCACCCCTGTTGTTTGGTCATAACTTACAACTCTTCCAACTGCAGTAGAACCAGTAGAAACTGTCTGAGTAAAATAAGAATCTGCCGTGAATGTAGCAGTGCTATATCCAATACCAACTAATTTGAGGGCGCTTACTGCAGACGCTTTGTCAGAGGACAAAATTGTAGATGATCCGAACTGCTCAGGATTCTCTACAACACCGATTCTTGCAATCTGGTTTCCAGTAATAAAATCTGGATTTTCATTATCGTTTTCAATTCTAGAATACAGAAGCACGTTATATGCTCCCAATTCTCTATAGATGTCTGCACCATGTCCTCCTTGAGTAGGAATAATTACATCAAAAGTGGGTCTTGTAGTTCCTGTAGGAACTCCGCCTGCAACTAAATCAACATTACCATAGGTATAATCAGAGCCTTGACTAGAAACAATTACTTGTCCTACTTCCTGATTTCCATTGATAACGATAGTGCATTCTGCTCCAGTTCCATCTCCTCTAATTGGAACTCCTGTGTAAATTGCATTTGCAGTTCCCAAACCAACACCACGATTCGTGATGGTTACAATCTTGATACTACCATCGACAGCATTATCTCTAACTGCTGCATTATCCGTGGCAGTTGTCCAGTCTTTTGGAACTGGCATGAACTGGGTGGATTCAAATTTTACGACTTCACTTGGTTTAATTGTATAAAGATATTTCCAAATATATCCATCACCACTAGTGCCTGCGCTTCTTGGTTCTAAATCAGTAAAAGTAGGTTCATCTAAAGATGCTTTCCCTGTTGGATTATCAGGGTCAGTTCCATTATGTAAGCAAATATAAACTCTAAAATCACTATTCATTACAAAGTAATTTGCAAGATAAAGTGATGTAGAACCTGAAACTTTTGCTGTATTTGTTCTACTGTAATCATGACGATACATATCATAAGCAGTTCCAGAACTCCATGTTCTCTTGGGAACTACTTGATTCGCATCAGCAGTATTAATCTTCTTTAAAGCGACCATTGTATCCCAATAGTCATTCTCTTGATCAAAATTATCTTTTGGTGCAGGAGGATCAGTATCCCAATCACTCTGGTAATCCGTAGGATTGGGTAAACCAACAAAAGAATAGTAAGAATTACTGGAATTATCAATTCCAGCAATAAAATTCTTTGCGTTTAATATTCTAATCTGATCCGTTATAATGGCAGCCATTTGACGCAGGTTTTTCTTTATTTATTAGGAGTTTGCGGTATAATTTTTAGACTTTAAGAAGTTAGATCTAACAACTCTTGTCGAAGTAGTTATACCAGATGTGTATGCCGTATAAGAAGTGGAGACATTTCTCGCCTTAACATCAATTCTTCCCCAACCAAATAAACCAAACCCATCATCAGAGGTCGTAATCCCAGAGGAGTATCCAGAAGGAACACTTGTGGCGTCAACAAACAATCTTTTAACAGTTGTCGAAATACCGACAACATCTCTAGTTAATGTCTCTACACTGGAGACTTCATATATTCCATCAAATGTATTTCCCATACCAACATTGGACTTATTAATTATAAAGTAATCATTTGCCTGAATAGAAGTAATTGTTACTGCAGTTCCAGCAACAACAGTATTTCTAAGGAAGGAGTCATATGGAATGTGAATATCAAAAATCATTTGGGGACCAGCAGTAGTACCGAATCCAACAATGATACCATTATCACCAGCATAACTATCAACATCACATTCTTCTTCGGTATGACCTGGAGGAGAAATAAGTACAGTTGGTACACTTGTATATGTATAACCGACACCAGGAGAGGTAATTGCAACACCAGTTACAGTTCCACCAGCACTAATAGTGACTGTACCAAATGCTCTAGAATCAGATGTATAACCAAAACTTACTGTAGCAGTGCTGTATCCAACACCACCATCAGAGATAACAACGGAAGAAATAGTTCCAAATCCAGAAACCACTGCAGTTGCAGATGCACCAACTTTGGGTTCTTGAGGAATAAACTTAATCTTATTCTGGAACGACAGCGTAGCTGCTTCGTTTTGTGGGTTGAACAGTGGTCTCAATGTGTCAACATACACAGCAGTAGAACCAACACCAACATTCTTGATAATGTATGAGGTTGGGTTAATAACTGGTTCGTACAGTTCTCTATCCTTGCCTGTAGGAATACCCTCAATAATCTTATCCTCAGTTTGTCTACACCAGGTAACTGGTCTTGTCAGAGTTACATCATTAGTATTTCCAGGTCCAGCGTAAGGATTGGTTGCAACATTACCAGTTGAAAGAACGTTTAGAACACTTCTTTCGTCTTCGTCAAGACTTTGTGCCTGAAGTCCCGCCATATGCTTGAGTTGCAGCGTGTCACCTTTCTTGACAGTTTCAATGACATCTCTAAAGATGACATCACTATCACCATTTCCTTTATAGAATATGATAGTAACTTTATCACCAATCTTTAATGCTTCAGTAAAGGTAAGAGTGCTACCACCGCTAAACTCATATCCGACACCTGGTTCTTGTAAAACATCATTGACAAAGATAATTAGTACATCCTGAACATTGATCTTAGAACCAGGAGAAGAAACAATCGAAGTGATTGCTCCATTTAATTTTAGTGGGAAGTCTTTTCTTGCACCATCAATTAACTCTTCAATATTGTCAAGGATCTCTAAAGTTCCTACAGACCATCCAGCAAATTTATCATCTGCGATTTCATCAACAGTAATTTGAAATTCATTTCCAGAATAAGAAGATGAGGTAGGAATGCCTGTTGTTCCGCCAATAGCGACGGTGAGAACTGCATCCTCCCTATAACCATAACCAGTATTTTTAATTTCAAAATCAATTACACTAGAACCATTACCAACTACAATATCGACAGTTGCCTCAGTTCCAACTCCAGCAGCAGAGGAAGAACTGTAGAACAAGCGCATATTTGAATACGATACTGGATCATCAAATATGACAAATGGTTGATTAGTATGGGTGTAACCTGTTCCTGGATTTGTAATTGCAACACTTACAATATGACCACCACTTATGGCTGCGGTTCCAATAAATTCGATATTTCCAGATCCAGTGCTAGAGGTTCCAACACCCACATTGACAGTTGTTTGAATACCAGATCTGTATCCAGATCCACTATTACCAATACTGATGGATTCAATGGTTCCTGCAGCAGATACGATAGCAGTTCCTCCAGCAGACACTAAAGGTTGATATCCAAATCCTTCAGTTGAACCAACAGATACGATTATACCACCTTTGGGGAAACTAGAGATGCCAACATCAGGTCCAAGTGGAGTTTGTGGTGATGTTCCATTAAATGTAATGGAGGTAATACCCGAAGATTCAGTCAAGATGTAATCTTTAGTGGAAGATGGAACTTGGAAGATATCATTAATCAATATTATTGCATTTTCATTAGTAATTCCATCTACGTTAGAACCAGATTGCTCTAACGTAAACTGATTAGTAGTTCCATTGAATTTATCATTAATATTATCAAAGATATAATTTTTGTGATAAGAATCATCCGATTCATTAGCAATTCCAGATCTGACGAACGATCTTCCTTGGAAAGTAGAACTTGTGGTAATACCAGTCCAATCTCTCTCGTCTGGAGGGTTAGTTGTAGAACCAATAGGAGTATTTCCGAAAGGTGCCTCGACAAAATTAAGTGCATTATCAACAATATTGTAGTTTCCAGTCATTTTAGTAACTAAAGCACCCGTATCAGCAGCACCAGCTTTAGTTCCCAACCATTCTCTACGCACTCTAATAGTATTGGTTGATCCGATACCAACACCTTCAATTTTCATTATTTCATCACCAATCTGAATAAGATCAGATCCAAAGAAAGATGTGATTCCACTAAATTTAATTGTCTCATCAAATACAGTGACATTTGTAGAAATACCAGTTGTTACTGACGTAGCGACGAGAGGAGACTGAATAACGTTATCAATTGCAACCATAACCTTAGCATTCTGGTTAGTTGCAACAAATCTGTGGGAAGTTCCGATACCTACACTTTCGAGTTCAACTGCAATAGGGACTTCTAATAAAGCGTTAGCAGCACTGGTAGCAAGTTTAATCGTATTGTCATCAACCTTGATTGCAAAGATATTTTCTTCTGGCAAGAACGTTGTATTTCCTACACCGGTGAATGATGTAGTAGCAACTCCAACTGCAGAAGCAGCTGTTCCTACGTGATGATATTCAATTTTCTCTCCACTTACATAGAAATGATTTGGAATAGTAATAGTATTTTCAGTTAGGTTGACAACAGTGCTGTCATTACCAGTGAAATATCTTTCAAAGACTTCATCATTATTCCA